CATGTATCGTAATCTAAATTATAATATCTACATGCTTTTGGATTTGGCAAAACCAATAAGATTTTTTTATTGTGATTTTTCCAGCCTTTCCAGCCTAATCTAGGATCTTGTTTTAATAGTGCGTTCCACCTATCTTCAGGTACATCTTTAATCACGCAGTGTTGATTTTCATTTTTAACAACTCGATGCCATATCTTTTTCCCGCCGGGGTTACCCACACTCGGAAAATTTCCAACATAACCTGTATCGATATAATAAAAATCTCGTCCTATTGAAACACAATGATCGATATGATGTTTTTTTATAACTCCTCGTACTACTAACGGCTTTGATTCGTCTTCTACAGAAATCGTACATTGATTATTTGATCCGTGTACGAGTGTTTCTTCTAATGTTAGTTCATTGTTATCCATGTAATAACATCTCCTTGGCTCTTCCGTTTTTTAATTCATCAATATGAAATTGACCGTAAGCTAAGTGGCATCCCCAAGCATATAATTTATCGTTATCTGCATAATAAGGTGTTTCTATTTTGCTAAGATCTTGTAAGCATACAGGACTTGCAGCATTTGCTGGAGCCATTGTAAATGCCGGTATACCGTGAAATACACTCTCAATAGCAGCAACACTATTGTATGTTACTAGAGCAAATACATCGTTATCTAATGCCTGTTGAAGAGTATCAGTGACAATTCTATCGATTCTCTTTGGCGCTCGTTCACGAACAACTACTGGTCTATCTGTGTGTTTTTTAATTTTTGCAACAGTTTCGGCAACCCATTGATCTTTGTCTACACCATAAAACTTACAAGGCTTTTCATCCGGTGCGGCGATTAAAATCTTACTGCCAGTCTTTTTCCAAGGAGCAAAAGTTTTATTAAATTTCTTAAATCTATCATCGGGTCTTGCAATAATTTCGCCGTGTTGCAGATTGTTTTTTACAATACGGTGCCAATATTTCCAACTGTTTGGGTTTTGTGTAGTTCGTTCATTACCGAAATATCCGGTATCCATATAATAAAAGGTTCGATGATCTTCCCAACAGCGTTTCATTATTTTGTGTTTTAAAATTCCTCTTAACACAATTGACTCAGTTGAATCGTCATAATTAAAATTTTTTGTTGATACGGAGTTTTTCCCACAACCATAAGCAAACATATTAATGTATTCGTCTTCGCCGTCTTTACTTAAAAATATCATAGATTTCTTTGTAGACAATAATCAGTATAGATTCTTTCTCTGTGCCATTCGTCGCCCATTGGAGTTGTGGCAAAGTCGTGGAAGCTAGGGGTTCCTAGAGTGTAGTGCAATAATTTTGCACCCGGATTAGATCCAAATTCATCAGGAAGCCAATTCCATACTTTGGGCAATTCTCCAACAAGGTCGTCAGCAAGCCAAGTAAATCTATGAAGTTGAGCCCCTGTGGCAGTTTCAATAAATTCAGGAGTTACTACTTTATTTGCGGCATGTCCGCAATTCCATAAGATAACACTTGACCAATTCTTTCTAGGATAATCTTCATTTTTAGCGCCTAGGTATTTCTCTGTCATCTTTGTTTTATAATCGTGTTTGACAACCATTACTGCTTTGCTATCGTCTCTAAGAGACCATAACTTTTCAATGTCGTCTCTTAACAACATATCACCGTCCATAAAGATTGCCCAACCTTTGTATTCCATTAGGTGTGGAACTAAGAAGCGACTGTATATAAACTGATTACTTCCGTCAGTGTGTTTCTCTTCATAGTCTTGCATATTCTGTAGTGCTAACGGTGTCAATGATACCGGCTTACTAGAATGTCTAATAATACTGTTTGCACATACATGATATGCTATAGCCTCACGGTGATCGTAGCCAATAAAAATATTAATCATTTTCTTTCTATATCCTCTTCTTCACAGCGTTCGCCGTATTGTATTTCTACAATCTTTACTGGCTTGTCATAGGGATTGGTCAATTGATGCCATTCATTAACTGGTATTTTGTATTCTTCGTGCTTTGCTAATTCTGTCGATGGCAATGCATACCCGCCGGCCGTTATACTGTTAACTACTGCTTGCCCTTCACTTACAATCCAATACTCAGCACGATGCTGATGGCGTTGCATTGACAAACTACATCTAGGGTTGACTGTGAGTTCTTTAACTTTCATACCAGCAACTTCGTGTAAAACACGATAGTATCCCCAAGGTCGTTCTGTTTTAGGTGCCTTCCATTCTTGAAGAATCCAAGAACTAGAATTCATTTTATTTTCGCCGCCTACGCCAAATACAAATGATAGATTAGAATCCACAACATCCATTTCTGGAATATTATCTTTAGTTCTATCGCCGCCGTTGGCAAATATTAGTTCAGCATCGGGATAATGTGCTCTTGCTTGTTGAATAAAATGTTTTGCTGATCCGTCGTCGTCATCAAAGGTATAAACTTCATCAACCATTGATAAATTATTGATAATACAAAGTCGTTCGTTCCAAGGCATAAAGGCTGCACCTTTTTTACGAACAAGCCAATCATCGGAATTTAATCCAACAATTAACATGTCGCCTAAATTTTTAGCAGCTTTAAAATAGGCAATATGCCCAGAATGAAGGGGGTCGAAACCCCCTGTGATTAGTACAATGCGTTTCATGCAGATATTTATCTGCGCATATTATACCGTATTTAAAGACTGGCGTCTTCTAATCCGGATACTCGTAGTTTAACAATGTTGCTTAGATGCCATTGTTTCTGATCAAGTGCTTTGATAATACCTAACCACTTGTTGCGCAGTAGAGCAAAGTCGTTGATGATCTTTTCAAAATCTACAACATCAGCTTCACCTTCTACGAACTTTTCACAGTCTCTCGAAGATAAAGCTCGTTGATAGTTTTCTAAATATTTACGGAAATGCTGACTACGAAGTCTACGAAGTTCAATGTTTAAGTACTCAAGGATACCTTCAATTTCTTGAAGTTGATTAAAGCGTTCTTCCACAATACCGGGCATTTGCGAACTTGCCTTCTCGATATTTCCTGCTATACGGACATCTTGTTTTGCTTCGATTAACTCAGCTTCATAATAGGCCACAGCATCGGGAATATTGCTTATATCTCTACTAACCTTGTCATACCAATTCATTTATTCCTCATCTTCGTAATACTCTGGATCTTCGTCGTCAATTTCTTCACCGTCGATTGCATAATTGATAGCATCATCTAGATAGCTGTCAACACCTGTCAAATCTTTTAGAACACTTTCTTTAATGCCATAATCTAAAAGTGTATTAACAAAGTCGGCAGCGAGATCCTTTCGATGTTTTTCTGGTATGTGCTCTATCACTAGTGTCCAGATGTCTGCAATTAAATCTTCTTTCATTCAGTAATCTCCGTTTCAGGTTCAACAATAATAGTTATCTCTGAAGCGGAAATTTCGCCATGTTTTGAAATGTCTTCCATAGCAATGTCTAAACCATTCTTCTCATTCTTTTCCCAAGCCTTGCGAAATTGTTTAATAATCTCACCGTCTTTGGTAGTGTAGACAAGACTGTTACCTTCTTTCTTGAGCAACCCTTTAGCTTCAAACAAGTCGACTAATCCACTATACGGACTCATACCTGTTTCATAAGGAATCTCAACCTGTACACTTTCAAACGGCTTGGCATAACGAGTTTTCATAATCTTACAAGCTGCACGAATGCCCTGAACAGTTGTAGTCTTATTACCGTCTGCATCAAGTTTCAATTTTAATTTACGCATAGCAACAACAATACTAGATGCATAAATGAAACCTTGACCGCCACTAATCTTGTCATCTGGATCAAACATATCTTGACTAGCATATGTGTGATTAGTACATACCATACCAATATTGTAAGCGCCAAACATATTAACACAGTTACGAACTAATGCTGTCAGTGCCTTAGGCTTACGACCCATGTCACCTTTCATATCACCTGCTTGGAATTGATTAACATCAGTAGGTGTCAATAACATGCCTAATGAATCTATGATGAACAAAATCTTAGGACGATCTGCTTCGTCCATTGTCTTGTATTCTGCAATGAACTCTGTAATAGTCTTTGCCACATCGTCAATCATGGCCATGTTAAGTTTCAACAACTTATCCGGACTTGTATCAACACCGAGGGCATGTAGCCATTTTTCGTCAAGTGCATTTTCTGTATCGATCAAGATAGGATAGATACCTGCTTTCTGTGCGTTTGCTACAAGGTTACCTGAACAGATAAATGATTTACCTGCTCCGCTTTCGCCAGCAAATACAGTGACTTTGCCTAGGGGAATGCCCCGATCAAAATATCCGCTAATGAGGTAGTTTAATGCGTAGTTGTTTGTACTAACCCAATCAGTTGGGTCGTTAAAGCCAATACTTAAACCGTCAATAGATTTAGTTATTGACTTTCTAAATTTAGAAATATCAAATGCTTTTGCCATATTATTTTTTTGCCCTGTTGAGAAATAGAGTGTGGGCATCCCCACACTCTATGTTTAGTCTAATTACTTCTGACGATTACGAATCATGGCAAGAATGTCTTGCGCACGGCTCGCACCACCTGCATCACCTGCTGGCGCTGCCTCTGCTTTTGGAGCAGGAGTAGTATCAAACGGAGCATCGTCCTCATCTGCTACTGGAGCAGGAGCGGCTGCACGGCTTGTGGCCTTGTTAGGATCGCCAGTGGCACTACCCAAACCTGCTGGTTTGAAATATTGTCCCCAACGTTCTAGATCATATGCTTCACCGTCAACTGACGCTTCAAACATCTCTTTCATTACCTTGAGCTCAACATCAGTAGGCTTCTTGGGTAGGAAGTCACTCAAGTTGTGTAACTGATGTGATTCCAATGCGGCTTTCTCAATATCGCTCAACGCTCTTTCACGACGGCTCCACTTTGATGTAGAGTAGTCAGCAAATCCGCCTTTGCTAGTCTTAGCAATACGGAAGTCAACACCACGCAGGTAGTCAGTTGGCAATTCTTCCAACTCTGGATCCATTAGTGCTGAACGGATGATTTGATAGATTTGAGGACCGATGATGAATCTACGAATTGGATTCTCGGGAGTCTTTTCTTCACGGATAGGATCTTCAACAACAAAACCTTGGAAAATGTATGAACGCTTCTTCCAATACTTACGACCCATTTCTTCAAGGGCTTTATCCTTGAACCAACCACGAACTTCTGAAAGGATCGGGCAAGCTGTACCGTCGTTGTACATTTCAACACAGGGGACCTGTACTTGAACTGGACGACTGTCTGTTTCACCTTTAATACCTGCAAACGGCAATTTGATCATTGCTCGTTCTACCCAGAAAAATGTATTGGTTGAATTGCCGTCGGGTAGCAAACGGATAACCGCTTCCTTGCCTTCTTGCATGTTCCAATGTGGGTAAATTGCGTTGTCTCCACCGCCGGTGGATTGTCCTGTGGACTTTGATTGTGCTTCTTGAAGTTTCGCACGAATTTCTGCTAATGATGCCATTTTAAATGCCTCCTATGTTATGCCTAAAATGTTTATATGCCTTATGCACATGTATTATTATGCGCTTTTTATTTAGCAAGGTCAATGATTATCTGATACTTTTTTGACTTATTTTGCCAATAAAGAAATTGATCTGTCAGCCGTGAATTTCTTTGTATTTGAGTAGGGCCAATTGTCTTGCCAAGAACAATCGCCACTGTATTTCTTCTGATAGTCCTTCTGGGTTTTTATCTGAGGGATCTGTTTTTATTCTTTGTAGGTCTTCTCGTCGATAAGCAGTGATAATATCATCGACCTCAAGAAAATCAAAATCTGTGTCGTCAGCAAACAGTGTAATCTTATGAGGATTACCTACAAATATTTTAGGCTTCTGTATCTTTTGGACGCTTACACGGACCCGTCCTTTTTGTGTCGCAGTCAGGGGTTGGACAACGGTAGCTTTGGTATTTCCAATCGGTTCTTTCCCATTTGCTACCAAACTTATCATTGCCAGCATCGTTGTGGTCAGTAGAATAAACTTTACTGAGCGTGTCATAGTGCGTCCTCATCAACATATTAACCACCTTTTACAAGTGTATACTATAATAACGCCTTACCTTGGTAATTCGTTGACAGGCAATTTAGCCAAAAGAAAGGGCACCTAAGTGCCCGATCTAGTAGAGTTAACTAGACTCTAACTGCAACGAAACTTTTAATAGCCTGCTAATTCTCTAATACGAGCCAATTCTGCAATCTGCGGATCTTGCTGTTGCGGTGCCATTCTTTCTACCATTTTACGAGCAACATGTTCTGCCTGTTCACCAAACTTCTTGCCTACCATAGTGCATACGCCTTCTGGGCCTTTGGGAAATGTGCCTGAATCACGATCATAAAAGCTGTGAATAAATTCTGCAACTTCTTGAACATTCATTTGCTGGCTCTCTATTCCTAATTCTTTCTTCTTACGCTCTAAGCCTGCTGAACTAGTTGGTGATTTTGTTTTCTCATCATCTAGATCTTTTGAGCTCATCTTCCAATCATCGCCACCTTTGTCTTTTCTCATAAAAGCAGGAACATCACTCTTGTTAGGACCGTTCGCTGACTCTTGCGGAACTGGTTCTTCTGCTGGAACCTCTGCTGCTGGTGCTTCTGGCGCTGTTATATCACCCCCTTGGTCAGTCGCCGGCGCTTCACCTTCTGGCTCCGCTGTTGCGTTTGGATCAAAGTCTCCAAAATCTAATTGCTCTAATACTTCTGGTGCATACAGGCTCAACCATTGTTGTACTAAACCTCTTGCATCCATCTCGGGATCTTGTGCTGCCTGTGTCTGAATTTGTTTTTCTAGTTGAGGATCTTCAATAATCCCTTTGAGGCTTTCAACAGCATTGCTACCATCTACACCTATTGGAAAGGCCTGAGCCACTAGCTCTTGTAGTGCTTGTATTGCGGTTGCCTGCTCTTCTGGTTCTTGACTTTGTATAGGACTATCTTCTCCTAGACCCATAACCCATGATTCAAAGCGATCAAACTCATTGTCATTTTCTTCAAGATCAAAATCTTCTGTAGTTGGTTGTTCAGTGGTTGTCATTGCGACTATGTCGTTATAGCCTAATTCGCTTTCCTTCATTAGTCTGTACAAAACTGGAAATACGCTTTTGATATCTTCTTTAAAGTTCTTAACTGTAAATTTTTCAGTGTAATCTTCGACTACTTCTTGCGGAACTTCTAATGCCTCTTGTGGCTGAAATGTTTCTTTATAAACATCATAGTGACTCTGCTTGGCTAGTCTAGACAATTGTTCACGCATCATGTTTAGCTGTTGTTGGCTACGCTCGACTACATCATTTGTTTCAAAATTCATTAGATCGTTGCGTACAACATAGTTGTTGAAACTTTTTAGTTGAGCAATCTGCTCGCTCATGTTGATAATACTTTTGCCTATGTCATCGTAAGGTACACCACCGTTGGCCACATGTCGTTGCATTGCACGAGCACCACTAAGGTGGATAAAAGGATATTTAAATCTTTCACCGTCTTGATTTTCTACAAACAATGCTGAGATGTTTCTGCTTCTAGCACCGGGATGCATATCGTCCGCAAGTGTTTGACTGTGTTTGATAATCAAACGGGTATCCATTAACTTTTGATAGCTCATTGTCTTGCTACCGTATAGTTGGCTTTCACTCATAATACTTTCTCCGACAGGTTGTATCACTGTATTTGGTTGTTGTTTTGGTTGATTGTGTTGAGTTAAAAACTCATAATCTCTACGATCTAGATTGTCTTTGGCAATGTCTCTAGTATCAAAGCTCATCAATCTTCTTTTAGAAAATAGTCTTAATTCTTTTAGGAATCCGTACCAGTTGTTTTTCTGTAGGGGATCCATGCTTTCTGTGATGCCTGTGCTGAAATAAACTTTGATAGAATTCTGTTCTGCAAGACTGATACTAACATGTCCTACAGCAGTTTCACCTTCCATGTAATCAAAATCAAAGAATCTTGCTTCTTCAGGGTTGATGGTAATAGCACCCAATTCATTGCCTAGCTTTAGGCCTTTGAAGCGGCTGCGAATTTTATAAAATAAATCAGTGGCAATATTGTTTGTTGCATCCATAGTTATATTTATCAAAAACCGCTAGACACAAAGATAGGCATGGGCATCTGATCTTCGGTGATTCTTTCTGTTAACTTATCATAGATCTGTGGGTCCCAATCTGCTAGCACAGTAGCCATGCGTATGATTAATAGAACACCGCTTATAAGGTCGTCGTGTTCACCTGTTTTAGCATTGAATCCTACACCTGTGGCCACAAAAGTCTTAAGTTCAGAAACCAAGGGCTTGCTGTAGATCTTCATCTTTTGTGTTTCTAGCATGTTCTTAAGTTGGCTACACGCTGTGATTTTTGTACGGTGCGTGGTATTAAATCCTTTACGGAATTTACGCACATGTCCTTTACGGATAGGCTCACTAAGGAAAAGTCCCGGAAAGTTTTCTTCTCCTATGTCACGGATAACAATAAGTGCAGCTTCTCCTAGTGTATTGTTTTCTACAGAATAATATAACTGTGGTTGGCCACCTTTTTCTGTGCCCCTCTCTTGAATATACCTTAATATTTCTCGCATTACCTTTACTTGATTTTGTATAGGTGTTAAATTATGACGCCACTCTGCAACCTGTTCCATTGTAGGCATTTCAAAGACCTGTATAGCACCATAGTCCCCGCCTGTACCAAGACTAGGATCATGTGCCACTAGATAAGTTGCCTGCGGGTTTATATCTTTATACCATCGAGTCTGTCCCATAATCATTGTCGGTTCAACTCCTTTCATTTCGGCTAAACGCACAGCATTAATTAGTGTTTCGTCAAAGATCAAGAATTCACAGTCAAACTCACGACGGAATCTTTCTTCTCCAATCTTGGCACGCTCTGTTTGTGCCCATGCTTCATCACGATCTGGATGTTCATTCCAGTGTGCGAAGAAGCTGTGAAAGCCGTTAGTTCCTAGAGGTTGTTCGATGCCAAACTCATCAAATCGTTTTTGTGCTTCGGTCCAGATTAGGGAAAACTGATCTTCATCACTGTTAGGTGTTGAAGTAATAATGCACTTACCACCTGTTGATAGTGTTGGCGATAGCGCAGTCCAGAACTCTTTGGCTTTCTCTGGAGGTTGTACGAATGCAAACTCATCGCAATAGATCAATGAAAGAGATTTACCACGACCGGTATTTTCTGTAGTTGTTACTGCCTGTATGCGAGCACCGTTATCGTATTCGATAGTATTTCTGTTATATGAATAAACACCAGCACGAATAAAGTCTGGCAAGTTCTCGTAACCAAATCGATAACGATTCATAATATCCTGCGCACCTTCGTATTTGTGAGCAGCAATCAGTACTTGTGCCTCTGGTACAAACATTGTGTACCATAACAGGTATGCACAGGCACATGTGGTCTTACCCATCTGACGCGGTAACATAGCAATACATTGCTTGTTGTTGTGATAAGCGTCAATCAACCTTTCTTGATAGTCGTAAGGAATAAAAGGAATTGATCCCCGTGTAGGGTGTTGAATTTTTAAAAAGTTTTTAGCAAAGTATAACGGTCCTGTTACGGGATCCATACAGGCTTCAAGGTGTTTTACTTCCTCTAGTGTGTATCGTTGAGGAGCATGAGCCTTCTTAATTAAATTACCGTCTAGTGATTTTGCCATATTGTTATTTACTGAAAAAAATAGGCTCCGAAGAGCCTATTTGGTTTTTATAGTTACATTAAGCAAATGTTAAACCACCTAATGTTACCACAGTAATTGTAATGTCGTCTTCTGCTGTACCTAATGCTGAACGGACAGCATCTTCTAAGTTTTCATAACTTGTACCTGCAAATGTTGAACTTGCACCGTAGCCATCATTTGCGTCTTCGTTGTGAACTAGTGCCACAAACTGATTGGCACCAGAAGCTGTTGGTACGCCAACATAGTATACTTCTGCACGACTTTGAAGACCGGTGACTGCCTTAGACATATTGCTGTTAGCCGCATTAGGGCTTGTGGTAAAGTTAATAGTAGCCGATACAATTTTAAGTGCTATTAGTGTAGGAGTACCAAAACTTGTGTATGGTCCAATGCCTGCGGCACCATCACCTAATAATTTTCTTGCATTGGCATCAACATTTACTGATGTGCCTGTTGCTGTTACGCCGTATAAATCTGCCATTATTTTGCTCCTTTAGCTTCTGCTAATCTCTGTTGTAATTCTGAACGAATGCTAGCACGAAGAGCATCTCTGCTTTCGTAAGCACCTGCTGCCATGGGATTATCTCCACGATATGCTTTACCGCTGAAACTCTTCTTAGGTCCGTTCATACCACCAGCTAGTTGATTGTTCATATAGTCAATATCTTTGTAATCAGATCCTGCACTGCCGGCAACTGAGTTTCCAAATTCTTCTTTTTTCTCTTCGTCATCTTCTGGCTCTTCACTTTCTGGGCCTTCTTTTTCAGCTTCATGGTCGTCCATATCGTGGTCGCCATCGCCGTCAATATCGCCCATAGCTTTAGTTACATCATCACCGTCATCGCGGTCTAAGTCACCCATTGGAGGCATATTGTCTGCATCCATGTCGCTTGGGCCACCCATGTTATCTGCATCAGGCTCTGCATGTGGCTTGTCTTTGTCTAAGTCTGGCAACATTTTTAATGGACCGTTATCTAAATCACCTAGATCTCCGATACTAGAAATACTAGGGCCTGGAGGTGTTAACGAAGGCATACCTATTGGTTCAATTTCAATAGCCTTAGGCATTGGTTGATTGATCATGTCTGGGTTAACTTTGGTCATCAACTTCATTAGACTTTCAATATTATCCATACCCTGAGCATTTAGATTAACACTCATACTAGGATGTGCTGGTGGAGGCGGCATTTGATTGTTCATGCCCATCGGTGATTGTCCCATCATAGGATCACCACAGGCTTCTACTTGTTGTGATTGTGCTGGTTGATCCAACTCACGCATTCTTGCCATTAACTGATTAAAATCCATTATTTACTCCCCATGGCGCTTTTTAGGCCGGCCTTGTCTGTTTTAGCCTTGGGCAGTTTATATTCTGTCGGCCCGTCTTGATCTTTTTTGCGTTGCTTTGCTGATTTTTCTAAATCTTTTAAGAAACCACGATTGAAGTCATCACCAAAATAGTTTTTTCCTTTAATCTTAGAATCACCAATATTTGCATCTGTTAGCAATACATCTTTAGGTGCTTCTTGATCTGCAAGCATTTGTTCCATTTCGCTAGGCTCGTCAATACCCCTAACACGGAAACTGTTTTCTGCCAGTCCTAGACTTTTAAGATCATTTGCAATCTCAGGTCCAGTAATTGGGTATTCACAGATTACTTCAAAGATATGAACTTCACAATTCTTCATTTCAGGAAAGTCTAAAGGCAAAGACTGTATTGGGGTGGTACTGATCTTTTCTAATTTAAGGACTTTGCATCTTTCTAATGCTGTTTTTAAATCTTCTTGAAAAGACTCTGGTATATCACCGGCTACTTTTACCTTAAAGTCATAGACTTTTTTACTTTCGGTAAGATATTCTTTTAGAGTTTTCATAGTTGTATTTATGCTTTTCCGCCCAGTTTCTTGATCATTTCATTACGGTCTAAAACCACATATCCTGCACCGTTGATAACATCGTGCGGATCTTCGTTGTTGTCTTTGTCAATTTTATATTTCTTTAATTGTAGATCAATTGCTTTAAGTTTCTTTTCAACTTTATTGGTTTTTGCTGTAATTG